GGCTAATTCTATTTTTTTTGCCTCCTCTCCTTTAAGAAACTCAATAGTTTCTTGTTTTTCAACTTGCTTTGGGCTTGGCGGTGGTGATGGCTCACGTGGTCTATTTATTGGTTTAAATGCTGGTGGTGGTTCAAAAAATGGTTCTTGTTCTTCTTCTTCTAATTTAGATAATAAATCGGCATCTGATGGGCGATTTGGTTGGGCGAAATTTACACCACGTGTTCGTTGCTTTCGTTCTGCTTGTTCTCGCTGAAACTCTGGACGCACGTCTGGTTGTGCCGACATATCTCTAGCACTCGCATCTCGTGGTGCTGACGCTGGTCGTGCTGGTGGTAGTGCCTCTTGCGCAGAACGTTGTTGTTCTAGAAGTCGCAAACCTTCGTCCCGCTCGGCTGTTATGCGTTTTATTTCACTATCACGTCCATCTGTTATTAAATTGTTATGTCCTTGTTTGTTGGCGAGAGATTGTAATTGGAGTGCTTGTGCCTGTTGTGCTAAAGTTATTTGCTGTGCTACAAAAGATGATGGATATGCTACTCCACTTGGAGTTGCTGCTGATTTTTTAACACGCCGTTTTCGTTTCTTTTTCTTTTTAATTACCTTGTCGCCTATATTAACTATTACTGTCTGTTTTTGAGACAATTTTGGAGGCATATACTATATCGTTAGAAAAAATTAGATTTTTGGAGGCGATTCTCCATCTGAAATAGTTAATGGATTGAATCCATTGAAAAATTGATATTTATTACTATGCTTTAGCGACATATCAACATACATAAATGGAAATTTATTTTTTTCATTATCGAATACGTGTGTTAGTAATTGGGAATTTTTTTTATTATCAAAAGGCATCAGTTCATTAGTAATTGAATCAGACTCCATTCGGTTTTTGGGTCGGAAAAATGCTAAATGAGAACAATTACTGCGAATTCCTGTAGGATAATCTTTAAATTTCTGAACTAGCGAAATATAACTACAGAAAGCGTGTCGCCTGTTCTGTATCATCTGAACCAGTTTTTTTTCGCACTTTTGATTTCTGCGTAATTGTGAGCCAATGTCGTCCATTATCACTATACTATTGAGGTCATCTTCGCGATTTTTATACAATTGTTCTTCTAGTTCTATAAGACCTTCTAGTGTTAATTCGCGATATATCTGTTCGTCTGGAATAGAACTAAATTTATCATTTTTCATCGATTTGCCTCCTAGTGTTGGGCTGATAATATATATGTAATCAAATAACCTTTTGTAAGACTGGGCTTTTTTATCTTTTTTGGGTTTCGTCATAATGCTATATAACAGTGTGGTTTTTCCCGAACCTGAACTGCCGACAATCATCATACTAAACCCGCTATAATTAGGTAGGCAACCTAAATCATCTTTCGTAAGAGGTTTATCTAAATTGTTAGGTGTATTCGACACGGACATTTTTTTATTTTCCGTTTCTGTAATCTTAAGCATATACACTATAGAAATATATTATTCTTTTTCCGCTTCCACTACTGGCTCATTATCACTTGAAATAGATTTATCGCGATGGAAATTCGTTAAAGAATGTGGAGATGAACTCGCTTTTTTTTGTGTCTTCACTTTTCCAATAGCACTATCCGTTAAAGATGCTGATATTACATCTCCTTTTTGATGGTGGTGTGTAAGTTTACTTTTAATTTCCTTTTTATCTGCGGTTGTTAAATCTTTTTTAAGTTCGCTGTCAAACGCCTTGCTATACCCTGTGTTAAATGCGGTTGCTGTTTTAGTATTTTCCCTTATAGATTTAGATTTAGCCATCATACTAGATACTCCAGAACCTCCGAGAGAGTGTCCTGTTAGATGCTTGTCTTCGTCGCCAATACCTTCGTAAATCTTTTTCACTTTTTTTTGGCGATTTTTAAATTGCTTGTCTGTCCCAGATTTTCCAATGCCCAATTTAAAATCGCTAATTAAATCCTTAACGTTCGTAGGGTCTGTGCCTTTTACTAAAACCACGTGGTGCTTATCATCTTCTTTTGAACTTTTTAAATGTGTAACCCCTCGACTAGTAGATGATATTTCATAACCCATTTTGCCTATTTTTTTTGTTGCTTTCTTTTTAGTTTTTGAATTTCCATCTGCTAAATTGTAATTGAGAGAATTCAGTTTTGCTAATTGTGATTTAGTCGGCATATACTAAATGGCTAGATTTTTAAATAAATCAATTACCAAATCTGGAGGAATTCTATAGCGTTCTTTTAGTGTGGTCCGGTCTTTTCCTTTACATCCAATTTTAACTGGGTGATTTTTATTATTTACCAATAGCCCACGCTCTTTACAATCGCATCGCTTAGGCACGAATTCTCCAACATTACTCCAAATACGTGTAGGTTTCTTATATCCCCAATCAGCATATCGGCAGTAATCCACTACGTGATGTGGTCTATCCGTGATATACTTTTTCATTTTTCCTGATTCAGGATTTTCGATAAACCACGTTTTCGGTTGGAAATAATCGATGATTTCTTCTGCTTTTCGCAAAATAGGTAATCCTTGTTCTTCCATATCTTTATCCAGTAGTTCTGCCGAGCAAACCTCTCCATTATGACATTTTAGTTTGCGTCCAATCCAAGTCCGACGTAATCCGCTAAATGTATGACAAGGTGGAGATGCCCAAATAATATCAAAATCGCCTGGCTTATAATCTTTTTTATAATCCCAGTCCAAAATATTCGTGTTAATATCTGCTCCCTTCAAGTCAAGTGAAACAACTTCCCAACCATTTTGTTTAGCGATTTTTCCTACACTTCCTGTTCCAGCAAATAGTTCCAAAACTTTCATATACTATAGTATGAGATTAAAAAATTGTGCCCATTGGCTTTAGAAATTCCTTATTGTGATATAGTTCAAGCCTAAATACTTCTGCTAGGAGTTCCATCGCAGTATTAGAACGTAGCCATTCATTTCCGTTACTTTTTTCAGTCCAATAATCAATAAACCGATTTTGAATGATGAAGATAAATTTTTTTATAATTAGCGAATGGACGAATTTAGTTGATGATGGGTTACAAGAAGAAGACGCCATTTCTTCTTTTTCCCATAGATTATCCTGCCCCTTAATATACCAACTCCCTTTTTTATATACAAAAGGCAATGTTCCTCCATCGGCTAGTGTTTTTTTAGCAAATTCCACGCAAGTATCGATTACAAAACTTTTTCCGTCAGACAATACATCACTCAATCCTTCAATCTCACTAAAATCAAATTTAATGTGTGGGCTTTTACGTAGGAAAAATGTATCAATGTCTGGAGTATCCTTATACAATGGATTATCGTTCAGTTGTTTTTCAATATAACGTGGATTACACGTTTCATCTACGGGCTTTGCTGTGTTAATTGTGATAGTTTGTGGTTGCGACAAGGGGTTTGCCTGTGTTTGTGGGACTGGTGTAGGTGACTGATTTTTCAATTCCATAAACATCTGCTTACATTCTTCAAAGCAAGTTTTTAGCCCTGAAATTTCATTATAAACCGCATTCATTTCGTCCTTATGAACTTGGGTAATACTAGGTTTGTCCTCGTCGCTACTGCTACAAAGTGCTTGAGCTTTCTTATGATGGCGTGAAGAACCCATATGCCGAACAAAATTAGCATTGAGCTCTGTTTTGAAATTACAACATTCGCATTCGTATGTGGGCATCGATGTATATTATAGAAGTATTCTTTTATATTCTATTTCATTCTATTTATTCTTTTTTTGGTAATGATTATTCTATTTATTCTTTTTTTGGGAATGATTATTCTTTTTTGGGAATGAAATAGAATGATTGGGAATGAAATAGAATGATTTGGGAATGAAATAGAATGATTGGGAATGAAATAGAATGACGGAATTTACGGGCAATTGTCCTCTTTTTTGTTATGTAAGCAGAGTTTTTCAAAGTTTAAAAAGTCTCCTTTACATAAACTACCCCTATATACCTTTTACCTCTTTTCTTTCAAATTGAAAAATAAAAAATGAAATATGGATAGTAACTACCCTCGTTTTTAGCCTTTAGGATTTTAAAGATATGGTTTTGGGGGAAAAAGGTAAAATGCCTACATATTGCTTACATAAATCTATTTTCTAAAAAATTGAAATAATTAATCTCTTACTATAG